GTCTTAGCATTCAAGACAAAATCCAAAGTTGGATTGTTGTCCGTGCAAACGGACACGTCACCAAGGGTATCCTTGAGGACGGAAATACTCTGAGAAAGAGTATCTAACCCATGCGGGTCAGCAGAATTTAGGGCTCTGAATTCTGACAATCGAATGTACCTTTCGATTGGATCTACTATATCTAGTAGATAAAATACATGATTAATGTATTTGTATCCCCATGCGGGGATCATTTCTTCCAGCATGGGGAAACCCATGCCCCCGGAATTCGGAGGAAGGAAGTAAGGGAGACGTAAGTCTCCAAGCGTATAATTATACGCTCTATCAAATACCATTTGATAGACGGTCATAAACCGTGCCTTGGCAGATATGCCAGGGATGTAATCGACTTGATTACGTAACATCCTTCCTTTTCCAAGGATGGAGGACCGGTTTGCACCGGTCTTTTGCTGATCCGTAGTAGTGGTCAGCAGACGTGACTTGATCACGTCTATATAGATGAACTTAGGTTCACCTTTCTCGTTTTGCGAAACGAGAATATGATCTTCACAAAAGATCATTAAACGACGGGACACCCCGTCTTTCCAAGATAGGACCATTCCTATCTCTGAAGTCGTTCGCTTGAACGCCTTGACTCTTTGAAGAGTCCTTCTTAGTGCTAAGAAGTCATCCCCGCAAATAGTTTCGGGGTCCGAGGAAAGCAATTTCCCCGATTCCAGTTGTTTCCGCTGGAATGCCAAATCAGTATTGATTTGTCGGAACTCATATTCCGATATCTCCTCAATGGTAACATTGATCATCGTTAAGCTCATGAAGCTTAACGGCTCTCCCATAAAGGAGGCGCGTTCCTGGACGAATCGTTCAGGCACGGCAATCTTTTTGCCGTTCGGATAAGTAAACCTTATCCACCTTTCCTCAAGGAAAAGGGATCTACGACAGTAGATCAATTCCTCGAATACGAGGAATGGATGGTCCCTCGGCAGACGCCGAAGGAAGCCCGACCACATCGCTCGAATTACTTCGAGAGGGATGTAGTCAGTAGCGGCTTTATAGTCTGTCGATTGACAGACGGGAGAATTATATCTCCCTTCAAATTTCGTAAGAAATTTGAGGAAGCTCCACATTTTGTTTGTGAAGCGGAGGCCAATTCTGGCCCTTCCATCTCGAGCCAGTATTGGCTCGACCATGAATCTCATGGTTCTGGTTATATTAGTAAACCAGGCTTGGCAGTTGCCAAGCGTACGGGTCTTACCACCCGTCTGACTCAGACAAGTCAGTCGTACTCTGGGTCCCTCGACAGGGACATATCGGAGTATCCTTCTGGAAAACCAGAAGGGCAGGGTAACACTCTGCAAATCACTCATTGTGAGTGATATCACCATATCGGGTGCTATTTTGGCACCTGCATATGTGAAATAGCCTTGCTGTAAGGCAAAGCCTGTTGACATAAGCAACAGTATAGCCCCAGACCAACTGGGGAATGGCTGGTCTACACCAGCCCTCTTCAACATTTGCTTTACAGCAAATCGTTCTCTTTTACCACCTGTGTGGCGGTAGAGAACGTCAAAGAGACTCACAGTCCCTTTATCAAATCCAGGTAGCTGGAATTGGTCCTGGAAGAATTCCAGAACAGGATTGCCATAGCAATCATACAAAGGCATCTTTGTATCTATATAAGCCTTTACAGACTTATATTTAATCATCCCGTTGGGTGATTGGATCGGGATATCCCCGATCGGGATCGAGAGCGCCTCGAACCATAATGCAGCAGTCGCTGCATGTCCTCCATTGGCAGAGGACAACTCGAAACAACCCGAGTTCGACACACTTAAGTGCGTGAGGAGAGGCATCTCCTCGATATGTAGGGTCCTTCCCCACATCTCCATGACAAATTCTGTCATGGAAATTACCTTCTCCGGAATGGCCGGAGAGGGAGGTGTACACAACACCTCGAGTTGTTTTTCCAACTCTTTTGCACAAGCAGTTGTGCTGGGACACGGAAGTGCCCTACCAAATGTTCTCATTTGGCAAAGATTCGCGATTTGCGAATCTCCGAAAGTCGGAATTTTCCGAAATCTCCAGTGATGGAGATGACCACCCATCCATGTCATGCATGGAACTGGACTCTTACGAGACCAGCCTCTCCAATATGGGAGAGGGGGTGGACTTTCGTTCTCGCTCTTCATATCGGAGAGCGCCAGGTACTGCAACCCGGCCGAGATAGTCTTAAGACTACTAATCAATTTGTCCAAATTGATAAGATGGACACCGCGTGTGCCATCTGGTCGGGTAAACATCCGGCCTTTGAGTGCAAACTCAATAAACCAAACCTTGTATTTGGTTATGGACGCAATGAGCGCCCGGTCCTCGATCGTAGGATCGAAGTCATGGTTAAGAATAACCGTGTGCATGTTGGCTGCCCAACATTGCTCAATGGTGGTCCATTGAGAGGATGTTAACTCGCACATCCTGCGAAAGGTGGTCGGTTTAAGCCGATAACCGATCATAACGTAGAGACGTTCTCTACGGCTGGCCTTTTGGCCGCGCAAGTATCTGGCTTCAGATACTCTACCCTTTCGTAAGCGAAGGGTCGCTAAGCGTAAGCAGAGCGCAACGACCGGACTTCTCCGGAATGCCTCGGCAACCTTTGCCGGGGTAAAGTTACGGCCGGCGAACTGCCGGTCGAACACCTCTATGGTGTTTTGGATCCGTCCGATAGGATCCTTAGCTTTCCTAGAAAAGGAAAGGAGGCCCTGTAAGGGGACCTCAGAATGTGGGCCGAAACCCACAGACGAATTCACATTCGTCGATGAACCCTCCTGAAATTCAGGAGATGGGCCCGACTGCTCGGGCTCGCCGACCACATAACTGTGGACGCGTATAACCTCCTCGCTTGCGAGGTGGGACGTG